TCTGCTCGACTCTGGTATCGTTGGTGCAAAATGCTTTAGTCTCGACGTATGCCGTTGCGAAATTAGTGCCTTCGTATAACTTGACGCATTTATAAGATGGCTCGCCTGAGCTTGTTGTTGTTCCATGGGTGATTGCAAATAGTTCACGCTTGTTGTTTGTCTCTATCTTGGCAAAGTTTATGACAGGCCCAATGTTGGCGTTGCTGTCATCGGTGAGTTGATCGAAACTTACGAACTGTTTTGTGAGTGTGTCAAAGACAAGGATGCCATGACCAAAGATGGTGTTACAAGCGAACAGGGCGTAGTCATCGAAGACAATGGCTGCACATTTTTTGGATTCTTGTACAACACCTTTAAATAATCGAGCAACCTTGAGTGAGAAGATCGAGTTGCGTCCCTCATTCTTTGACTGCATCACAGCATTAAACGAACGCAAACCTTCTGGATCAATGAAGGCAAAGTCACCCAACAAATCAACAAATGAATGCTGATTGATCGAGTTGGCCGTGAACAGGTATTGCTTCTTGAACATTGGCTCTGCAAACACAGTCATGGTGTAGTCTAATGAAACAGCATAGCTTCCCCCTGCTGTTGAGACGAAAAGCGCCTCATTATTCAACACGGATAAAGCTGTGATCGTGTTATAACCAACTGTATAGGAAGTTGCTGGTGCGCCACCAATTGTCTCGTCTGCGTTTATCTTGTTGCCCGCTGTTGTAATCGGTACAACAAAATCCATTGGGCGACCACTTACACTATGATAAATCTCCGTGCCGTCAGGACTAACAATAAATAACTTATTGTTAAAGAAAGCCATTTGCTTACCGATTGGTATGTATTCACGGGATGTATAGGTTCCATCAGACCACTCAGCGTAAGTCTTGGCCAACCTATCGGTTGCTGCACCACCAGAAATTTCTATGATTTTTGGCTGGTTTATACCGTCTTGTACAATAATGGCTGCAACTGTTTTCTGAACAGAAGTCTCCATATCCAACTCAAGTGATGCACCCGCTACGCTAGTTTCCTTGCGCAGAAAGTTTTGCGTGGATGCTGGAACTGCCTGAACAAATATCTCCGCTGACCTGTCCATCGTGCCGCCGGGACACATAACAACCCAAGTACTATCGGGGTTTAGTGGTTTGCGATATTTACAGCCACCATTAAAAAAGAGAAAGACGAACTCACCAATAGAATAGATTGCTTGGATTGGCGGGTTTTATGTAAATGCACCTATATCACTAGAGATGTCATTGACGTTCTTAATCCCTTCAAGTGTACCGAAACGATTGCGAATGTTCTTGGCAAATTTATATTCGTCTTCGCCCAGCCGAGTGTCATCCACCGACATATTCATGCCGCCAACAAACGACTGTTGTGAGTAATCAGCCACGGTGATAATGCCAACGTCTTGCCAATGTTAGGCTGTCATGTCCATGCCGTCCGAATTGCATAATGCGTTTCTGCCCACGCTCAAGATCAGCTATCTTACGGCCCAAATCGCGTGTCACTTTTCCATCATAAACCATCGCCTCCTGCAACTTGCCCTGCTCTTCCATGAACAACTGCATCATCTTGTGCATTACGATGTTCTCAAAACCATAAAGCGGGAATGGATCGTTGTCGTTTTTGATGTGCTTCAACTTCTTCTTGTACAAGACTTGCAAAGTATGCGAATCATCCTGTGCCGCTGTGTCATCCCAAGGAAACTCGGAGATGTCCACTATCATATACTGAGCTTCTGTCTCGTCGTGTGGTATCTCGGAGTAGATGATTGATGTGTCGGCTGTGTCCACCAACCTGACCAACCCACCGTCATTAGCTGTATAACCACCAAACCGTTCGTTGTTTGTGTCAAACCGTCTCATACCCACAACAGATGTGATGGTACGATTGTTGTCTAGTGTGAGTGCTATTGAGTGTGGTGACGATGCAGTTGTGTAGGCCGCTGCTGCGCTTGGGTAGTTTGGCCACACCTCAAGCGTTTGCCTGTCTGAAGCAGATGTCTCAAACGTCACCGCAAGCTTTTCAGTTGCGGCAATGTTAGCAAACCAGTGGACTGTCAGACCAGTTGCCGAACTACCGCGAGTACCTGTGATTACCGAAGACAGGGATTTCTTGAGTGGTTCGTAGCCAACAACACGCCAACAACGACTGTCACTTCTCCAGTTGTTCTGGTTGTATTCTGATAGGAGATTGTTAATACTCCAAGTCAACTTGGATTCTTTTTCTCGCATCGCACGGATTGCGTGAACATCACGACTCAACGCTATGCGCTGCTTACCGGCAACGTAGAATTCCTCTTCAACTAAAGAACCGGGAATATCAACGTGTTCATATACTGACTGCATGGCCTCGTTCAGAAAGTCGAGGATGACGTAGCGTTGGTTTGCGTCACCAGCATTAAGTCCAACCTTACGTCCAAACCTGTCAATTATGTACTCGGCACTCATCGTTTAGTGATTGCGGCGATTGTTGGCTTTGTTCTTTTTGTTATAGGCGACACCGCTGTTGTGCTTCTTTTTACGATTGCGCTTATTGCCTGACTCGATCTCTTGGTTATCCCTGTCCAACTCATGCTTCAATTCCCTTACAGCACCCAGCAATTCATCCAAGTTATCTTGCAACTCATCCCTGTCATCGACGCTCAATTTCATACTCCAATTTTGCCACCTTTCTTAACGCGGCTCTTGTGAACTCCGGTACGACTTCCCTTGCCCTTTGAAACTCCGGGTGTTGACTTAACTCCTTCACCCCCTCCAATTGTGGTGTGCTGCACGCGCTCACCATCAATAAGGGCATCAATATGACCCAACTTGTCTTCCAGCCGATTCTTTGCATTAGCTTCCTTTAAGGCATCCGCAAGACTAATGACCAACCGTTCCAATGACGGTATGGCCTTGAACAACGCAGCCAATAGTTTAACTACCCCCATTTGTATCGCTCTTCACGCCTTTCCTCAAAAAGACTGCCAGCAACGAGGTAATCACCAAGTTTATCATCACGCCCATCTCCATTTCACCAGAGAAATAAGCACCCACAGCCGCGAGTATCCCGCCAGCCGCCGTCATATACGTTTTCTTTCCTGTTAACATAGCTATTTGGTATTTAGTAACTTCTTTATTTTTATGGTAATGTAGAATAATGTAGCAAGACTAATTGAAACTTTCAGTAGTATGTCAATTTCAAGTAGCCAATTTCCTATTCCTGAGACCGAAGCCACAAGAACTTTTATATCATCGAGGTTCATGTAAAAATTTATCAATAATCATTTGCTTGGCAACCTCTATTACACCAATCATTTGCTCCATAGTCAAGTCAAGTTCCTGTTCAGAATACTCAACTGCATGGCAAATTCTGCGTGTGAAGTCGTCTAGTTGTTGTCTCTCGGTCATGACTTACGCCTTCGATTCCTAGCGGCAGCCCTTGACGCTGCCCTTCTGTTTATCTCCTGCTGCGCGTAGCTCAATGCTGTATCCTTGCCTTTTTTCTTTTCAGCCGCTCGCTTGTTTGCAGCTACAGCATCTTTACGCGCTTTATCTGCCTTACGCTTGCCTTTCTTAACTTTATCCACACGTTGTGCTTTTATGTGAGCGTCTTGTTGTTTACGGGCGGCTCTTTTAGCTTTTGGCTTAGTTGATCCCGCAAAAGGATTCTTTTTGCCGGACTTGACTTTAGCTTTTGGTTTTGGCTTTGCATTAGCCGCACTCTTGCCAAACGGATTTGGCTTTTTAATCTTGCGGATTTTACCACCTTGACGGCTCAATCCTTGCGCCTTCAACAGCTTGCGATCAGCCTTCTTCAATCCAACTCTAGCCTTTCTTGCTGCTCGTTTTGTAGCTTTGGCGGCTTTCTTTGCGGCTTGCCCAGTAGCTTTCGCCCCTGCTTTTGCAGCTCGGCCCGTTGCTTTAGCGCCAGTTTTTAAAGCACCGCCCGTTGCTTTAGCGGCTCTGCCAAGAGCTTTCGCACCTGTTAAAGCACCACGGCTAACTGGGCCTCCCATAGGTAATGTAGCGGCTGTTATTGCCAAGTCTGTTGCAAACTCTGCGTCACCAATATCTTTCGTTAAACCAGATGCAAGCTTGGACATACCCCCAGCTTCAGACATTTGATTCTTTAAACGTTTCTTAAGAGCGGCGCGTTGTGCTGGTGTTCTTAAATTACGTGGAGCCATTCCCTTGGTCGGATTCTTACGATAATCCGCTAGTTTTTGAGCATCACTTTTCTTTGCCTTCTTGGCAACGGGTTTTGGCGTTGCTTTCTTGACTGCCTTTTTCTTGGGTGCGGACTTTAGTTGCGGGCTGGGCTTGGGCTTGTACGTTATTGTAGTACCACCACGTTTAGTTACCGCAGTCTTAGCTTTGGTTGGTGTGACGTAGCGTTTACCGCCGACTCTTGACTCTTTTGCCTTGCGGCTTTTTCGAGCCATTTCCAGTAGGCGTTGACCGCCTTTTTTTCT